TAGACGCTGCTGAAGACACCAACCTCATCTCCGTTAAAGTTGACGGCAAGGAAGAGCGATGGACACTGGATCAGTTGAAGCAATCTGCTGCGGGACAAGCGGCAATTAATAAGCGGTTTCAAGAAGTGGCTGATGCGCGAAAGCAAATTCAGCAACATGCAGCCGCATTGCAACAGCAACAGCAACAAGTCATGCAGTTGCACCAGCAAGCGCAAAACGGTGGTTTGCAAGCTCCAATCCCGCCAACTAGAGATTTATTCGAAAGTGACCCAATTGGTTACATGGAAGAGAAGCTCAAGTATGACGAGACTAAGGCACAATACGACCAGAATATGTACCAACTTCAGAATGTACAAAATCAACGCGCGCAAGCTCAACAAGAGGCTCATCAGACCTACCTTCAAGAGCAAGCGCAAGTGTTGACGCAGTTCATTCCTGAAATAGCTGACCCTAAAAAGGGTGAAGCTATTAAAAACGCATTGGTTGAAACTGGCGTCTCCTACGGCTTTAGCGCCGAAGAGATGCAGAACGTAACCGATGCTAGATATGTGCGAGCGTTAAACGACGCGCGTAAGTATCGTGATTTGGTAGCTAAGCGCAAATCTACACAATCCAAGGGTGAGAAGGCCCGACCGATGGTAAAAGCTGGTTCAAAAAAGCGACCTGATAGCAATGCTGACACTCGTAAAAAAGCGCAACAGCGCTTGCAGAAAACAGGCTCAGATGCAGACGCATTGAGCTTGATGTTTAAGCAGTAAGTCTTTGAAAGGACACTCCAATGGCCCAGCCAGTTCACCTATTTGATACCTACGACTCTGTAGGGATCAGGGAAGACCTCAGCGACATGATCTACAACGTAGACCCGTCGGCAACTCCGTTTTACTCCAAGTCGAGCAAGACAAAAGCAAAGAACACTCTCGTCGAGTGGCAGACACAAGCATTGCGCGGTTCTGCCGTAAATGCTCACATTGAGGGCGACGCAACTTCTGCCGATGCCGTCACTCCAACTGTCCGCCTTGGCGCACGCACACAGATTTTCAAAAATGCTGTAGTCGTGTCCGATACGGATGAAGCCGTTGACAATGCAGGCCGTGCCAAAGAACTGGCATACCAAACTTTGCTTATCGCTAAAGAGCAAAAATTGGACATCGAAAAGGCTTTGTTTGCCAACCAAGGCAACGTAACCGGAAGCAATGTTCTCGCTCGCAAAACTGGCGGCGTACCATCATGGTTGATTACTAACGTAAACTTCCAAAATGGTAACGGCGGCGCAAACCCAACTGGCGACGGCTCCGACGCTCGTACAGATGACGGCACTGCAACTGCATTTTCGCAGACCAAGTTTGACGACGTTATGCAGTCAATCTGGGAAGAGGGCGGAAAGCCAGATACTTGCTATCTGTCAGCCTTCCAGATGAATGTAGCTTTGGGCTTCACTGGTAACAACAACCAGCGTTCAGCAGTACAAGCTGGCGACGAAACCGTTGTTAAGTCACTTGCAGTGTACGTTACTCCTTGGGGTACAGTTCAGTTCCACCCATCTCGCGAGAACCGTTCGCGCGATGTGTTTATCTTGCAGGACAACATGTGGGAATGCGCAGTATTGCGTGGAACCAAGAACGTTGCACTTGCAAAAAATGGCGATAACACAACTCGTCAGGTAACAACCGAATTGGCTCTTTGCTCTAAGAACGAAAAAGCTAACGGTGCGATTTACGACAACACAACTTCGTAATATGCTAAGTGAAGGGGCGGCTTTGTCGCCCCTTTAACTCAATCGGAGAAATGACATGAAAAAAGTTTTAGTTGTAGGCTTCAAGGTTCACACTTCACTTGGCAAGTTGGTCAAGGGAGACACGGCAGAACTGCCAAACGCAGAGGTTGAAACCCTCCAGCGCGTTCGCCCAGATGCACTTAAAGTGCTTGGCGATGTTAAGCCTGCCCCAGCTCCCGCCCCCACTAAGCGCGCCAAGGCCGCATAAGACATGGCCAAAATTTCAGAAAAAGTTAGCTTTGAGCATGACAACATGGTCATTAAGCAACGCCACGACGTTAGCCAAGCGCTAAAAGACGCGCAGACGGCCAAAGCCTCTGGCGTAGGCATGTCTGGGGAAAACCGCCTCGTCGGCTTCCTAGACGGCGCTGTACTTGCCACATGGCTAAAAGAGGCTGGTGTATCATGGTCTGATACAGAAGCTGCCAAGGAAGTTGTCAAGCGCAAGATGATGTCTGGCGAGTTTTCCAAGTTTCGCGTTTGGGAAGGCAGTTACTAAAATGGAAATGGACGCAATCTTGAATATACTTTTTGCCGTAGTAATCAGCGGCCTTGGCTGGTGGATAAAAACACAGAAAGAGGAGCTTGATCGCGTTTGCGTACTTTTGAATAAAACTCGGGAGGAGCTGGCCAAAGAATACGTCACCAAGTCTGACAGCAATCAAGTTCTCTCACAAATTATGAATAAGTTTGATCGGTTGGAAGAGAAGATCGACAAGCTGATGGCGCGGTAACATGCTGTGCGTGCTGGTCTTCGTTGGCTGGGGCCACGCTTGGATCGACGGCGCAAACCAGCTATCAAAATATTGCTACTACGATTGCGACAACGGCAAGAACGAGAGCTGGTATGACAAAATCTACCGTGTGGCTCCAAACTACAATTGTCCAACAAGGATTGTTTTTGCATGATTGATCCCATCACAGCGATATCAGTTGCTGCGTCTGCCGTAAGCAACATAAAATCTTTGATGCTTGCTGGTCGGGACGCGTCATCTGCGCTAAGTCGCTTCGCGGGGGCAGTGTCAGACGTGAATTACGCGGCGGATAAGGCGCGGAATCCGGGCATATTTGCATCTTTGACAGGCTCGGCTGAACAGCAAGCCATTGACGCTTTTACTGCACACAAGAAGATGCAGGCCCTTAGAAAAGAGGTCGAGATGTTGGTGCAGTTTAACTATGGCATGGACGGACTTGAAGAATACAAAGACACCCTTCGCCGGGTACGCGCTGAACGGAAAAAAACTGCGTATCGACAGGCTGAACTAAAACAAGCACTTATTACTTGGTTTTTCGGTGGGGTAATAATCTTATCTGGGGCCGCTGGATTGGGATTTGTTCTGTATATTCTAGGTAAACAAAATGGGAAATGGTGATGGCAATAGCAGAAGTTGAGATAAGGTTTTCTATAACGCAGAAAGTGGCATGGTTTTTGGTTCGATAATAGTTTTATCTAAGATTGCTAAACAGCAGGGGAAATTTTGATGGCACACACAATTCTTGACAATTATAAAGTTCTGCCGCGACTAATGATGCTCGCGGTGACTGTACTAAGTTATCAGGCGGTGCATTGGTTTATGTCTTTACCTGATCCCAGCGTTGCACAGTCAGGGCTTGTCAGCGTCTGTATGGGCGCGCTCACAGGTTGTTTTGGCATCTGGATGGGTAAGGAGTCCAAGACCAGCGTTACAACCACTGGTTCAACGTCAAAAGTAGAGTATGAGGTAGGCAAATGATTGCTTTATTAGGTAGCGCACTGGGCTTTGGGACATCGTTCCTGCCGCAAGTGCTGGGTTTCTTTCAAAAGAAACAGGATCACAAAAACCGCATCGAAGAGCTAAAAATGCAAGGCGAACTTGCGGCACTTGGCGTTACGCACGACATCCAGAAACTAGATAAGCAAGCTGAGATTGCAGAAACAAAGGCGCTCTATGAATTTGCTAACCCTCGTACTGGATTTGCAGCAGGCTTATCCGCATCTGTACGGCCTGTTATTACTTACCTGTTTTTTGGGCTATTCTTGGCCGTCAAGGCGGTCATATTACTGAAGGCAATGGAAGCCGGAAGTGACTGGAAAGACGCGGTGCCGTTGATGTTTGATACGGAAACACAGGCTTTGTTCAGTGCAATTATTGCCTTCTGGTTTGGCCAGCGTAGTGTCTCTAAATTCATGGGAGCAAATAAATGAACGACGCAATGAAACGCCTGCAAGCCAAAATCGGCGTTGGCGCTGATGGTGCGTTTGGGCCAAATACCGCTAAAGCCATCGCCAAGCACTTCAACCTCTCCCCGGCGCGTGGCGCGCATCTTATGGGTCAGGCCCACCACGAAAGCGGTGGCTTTAAGCGTACCCGTGAGGGGCTGCACTACTCAACACCTGAGCGGATCATGGCTGTGTGGCCATCGCGCTTCCCTACCGTTGACAGTGCCAAGCCATATGCGCGCAATCCGTCAGGTCTGGCCAACAAGGTCTACGCTGACCGCATGGGCAACGGCGATGAGGCATCTTGCGACGGTAGGCTATATTGTGGTCGCGGATTTTTACAATTAACGGGCAAAACAAATTATCGCAGCTTTGCATCCGACATGGGCATCCCCGAAGTTATGACCGATCCGGACCTAGTTGCCAGCACATATGCAATGGAAACGGCGCTGTGGTTCTTCAACACAAACAAGCTGTTTGATATTGCCGACAAAGGTGTCAACGAGAGTACGATTAAAAGCATTACTAAGCGTGTTAATGGCGGTTATCACGGGCTTAATGATCGGATTGAGCAAACCAATCAAATCCACGGCTGGCTTAGCTAACTTAGCTAAGTAATCTCGCAGTATTACTTGGCTCTCTAAAATATATCTAAGTAAGCTCCCGGTATCTTTTATCCATTCGGCCTCGCCAATGGCCGGATGCTGCTTGACGGCATGTCAGTTTGCTCACACTTCGCCATGCTGTCTCTGGATTGCGCATAGATGACGGGATAGATCGCATCAATGGCCACTGAGCATGTCTGCATGTCTTTGAAGTAGACAGTTGACGTGGCCTCATAGGAGGTCACGCCAATGTTTACGGTGTATGTCAGGATTAGTGCTGCCCAGTAGGTCATCGTTCATCCTCAAATGGTGAATGGAATGCCTCGATAGGCTGCTTGCAGAACACCCACCGCCATTGCTTCTTGGGCTGACCTTCAATGACAACCAAATCGCGCACCCGGTGTATCTTTTCAGCTAAGAACAATTTCTTCAAATAGCTTGCCGTGCGGGGGATGCTATCCCCAAGCATAGCAGCGGCGTCTGAGACGGTTACGCGCTGGTCATAACCCAGCATATCAAAAAGTCTCTTGCCTTGCGCTATTCCATACGCCTTGCGCTTCTGAGCTATCTCAAGCGCACCCTTGTGCATTGTGCTTTCCCGTGGCTCCCTTGACGGCAATGGCCCACGTTTTTTCAACTTGTATTGCAGCCGCTCAAACTCAAGAATGCAATGGCCGTAAGTTATCTCGTAACGCAAGTGCTTGTCGGTGACGCCCTGAAGGCTTATCTTCAGTCTGCCTTCGGGAGAGCGTTTAAAGCGAATTTCAGCCTCTCGAGCAGCGCGCTCTGCTCCTGTAGCCTCTGCTGCAAATTTGGCCTCTTCAATGTGTTCGGCTCGTTCAGCATGATCGAGTTCACCCTCTCGAGCCTCTGGATATACTTCATTATCTTTTCCATTTCTCACCTTTCTGGCTAAAGTTATACCTAATTTTTTTGCGATGCGGTGAACAGTTGAATTGGAAATATGCAACAAATCTGCAATTTCGCCCTGACACATATTCATCTCAGCGCACTTGATGAGATGATCTATTGTGGCGTCTGATGTCTTGGTCATTCGTCTTCCTCCAGCGGTTCAATCCGGCCAACGCCCGCGCAATTCCTGCACTCTTCGCTTTCAGTGTCTGGGAAGCCATAGGGATTATTCATAGATTGTGAAATAAAGATTTCACGCTCAACGGTGCCATTGCCGTCGCATTCTGGGCAATCAATCCAGTGTTCCATTTCACATTGCTCCCTTTGCCAACAATGGCACTGCGAATAGCGCTATGATAAAAACGATTTCGCCTGTGATTTCAAATTTATTGTTCATGTTAGCTATTTAACTCGCCGCTGTTTTCTTCAGCTTCAATCTTGCGGATCACGTTGGCTTTGGCGTCTTCAATTTCGCTTTCAGTCAAACCTGATTTAAAACTAACCGCCAAATCAAAAGCCATCTTGGATTGCTTTTTGGTGGGCGCGGTGATTGCAAGGTAAAGGGCCAACTCTGCGGCCTCTTGCGTAGATTTTGGAAGTTTAGTGTTCATTCGGTTTTCTCCAATCTTGATTTTTAGGCACTTCGCTAAAAGGGTAATGACTTCGGTAAGTCGTCACCCCTTTACGGAGGTGTCTGTGGGGGGCCGAAGCTCCCCGGTTGAGTTACAGGTTCCGCGCCTTGACCTGATCCGAAGTCAATACCCACAGCTTGTTATTGTGGCCGTAAGTTTTCCGATTGTACTTCCACGCATCGCGAGCTTCACGCTGCGTAGCGAACCAGTCCCATCCCCAGTTAGCCGCATTTTCTAATCCATAAAGTTTCATTGTCATGTTCGTATCTCCAGGTTGGGGGGGAGCCGAAGCTCCCCGGTTGGTTAAATTATGGCGCATGGCCGCATCAATGTCCCGTCATGCATGACGCGGCGAATTGCGGCAGAGGCATTGCCCATTGTTCTAACCCATGTTTGGCTCAAATCGCCAGCGTGACCCAAATCGTCGGCGTCAAGCTCAACGAAACGATCAGCAACATCCATGTCGCTATGTACTTCGACATGGACAACAAACGCTGGCTTGCGTTCGGCCATGCGCAGTTGAGCAGCCTCGGATGAAAGCAGGAAAGAAAGAGAATTTGCCATGGGGAACCTCCATATTGGCGTGCGTTGGCAGGATTGCCTCGGCTATACAATTACGTTAATCCGTAAAACATCCTATGGCAACACTAAAGATGCACTTGCGCAATCTTTTTTTAGGATGTAACGTCCTATGAATTAACCTTGGAGGGGTGACATGAAAAAAGAGAGTCGAGTGGTCCTAACGGACGCGCAACATGAGGCGCTGGCACTTGCCGCCGATAAAAGTGGCATGGCGCTGGCAACATTTATAAGGTCGGCTGCGCTGCAAGCCGCCCAAAGGATCGGCATTCACGCTAACCAACCGCAGGCTGACTAATGGTCAATTTTCGCAATAAAGGCGCAAGCTATGAGCGAGAAATTGCCAAGATGCTCTTTGATGAGTTGGGCATAGGCTTCAAGCGCGACCTTGAGCAATATCGGGCAGGCGCTCACGCTGACCTTGTAGCCGACGACCCTGACTTTCCGTTCACGCTTGAGCTTAAACGGTACAAGGATGGGCCAATCGGCGGTTCGCCATCATGGTGGGCGCAGGTTGAAGTTGCAGCGAAACGCGAGGGCAAAATACCTTGCCTGATCTACAAATATGATCGCAAGCAAAATCGCTGTGTAATACCATTGTCAGCCGTGATGGACGGCGGGCAGGGTTTAATCGAAACAGACTTGGAGACGTTCTGTTTTATCACTAGGGAGAAAATGGAATGAGGACGGCACTTTATAGACAGTTCGCAGATGATAAATCTTTGCTATACGTTGGGATAAGTCTTAATGCGCAAAACAGACTGTCACAACATTACAAAAGCAGCGCTTGGTTCACAGAAGTGACCGATGTTAAGATTGAATGGTTTGACACCCGTGAGAAGGCGTTAAAGGCCGAGGTCGATGCCATCCATGCTGAAAAGCCAAAGTGCAATATCCACCACAACTTGCAGGCTGAGCGCGAGCTAGAGGAAGCACCGCAGGAAGAGTTTCAAGGCATGAACAAGCAAGTCATGCGGCTATTAGAAAACAGCGGAAAAATTTTCTTTTCCAAAACGGAAGTTGGCAGGTTTTTGGGGGTTTCAAATTTCTACATCACTAACTTTGTAGACGAAAAGAAACTTAGGATTCTTCAGCCATTTCTCCCCGCCTCGCCGCGAGAAGTATTCTACATCAACGATATAATAAACTGCATTATTGAAATGACGGAGGAAACATAATGATAACCGCAGATAAAATGACCAACGCTCAATATCACGCCGAGGATGCGATTAGCTCAAGCGACGTGAAAATGGTCCACAGCAAGTCGCTGGCGCACTGGAAGGCCAAGGTCTACAAATCCAGCACAGTGTTCGACATTGGAACTTGTGTGCATGCAATGGTGCTGGAAGATGGCAAAGGCATGGTGCGTGGACCAGATACCCGTCGAGGCAAGGCTTGGACTGATCTATACGAAGAGGCGCAGGCCAAAGGCGAGACACTGCTGACTGCCAGCGACTATGACCTTTCGCAAAATATTGCGCATAGCGTTGTGTTCCATCCGGCAGGTCGGCGCATGGCACGCGACACAACGGTCAACGAGGCCAGCTTCTTTGCCACTGACCCTACAACCGGGCTGAAGATCAAGTGCCGCCCAGACAGCTATTGGGATGCCAAGGGCGTGATTTACGATCTCAAAACGTGTCAGGACGCTTCACCAAAAGGCGTAAGCAAGGATATGGTGTCGTATAATTATGCCATCCAAGCAGCCTTTTATCTTCATACGATGGTTTGCGCTGGCTACCCAGCCGAACAATTTGTTTTCGTTAATGTTGAAAAGTCGGCCCCATATGCCGTATCAACGAACATTCTATCACCCGAATATCTTGCGTGGGGTAAGCATAAGATGCACGAAACCCTCCACAAGATTGCCAAAGCCAACGAGGCCCAGCGATGGGATACTGGTTGGTCCGACACGACCAATGTGGTCGTACTACCAAGATGGCTGCAATTAGACGCAGCCGAATTTTAAAACTAGGAGACTAAAACATGGCTAATACTGACTTTAAACCGACGATGATTCGAAACGTGGAATTTAAGTATCCGCGCCTCAATTCAACGTATCGTTATAACACCGCAGAAAAACGGAGTGAGGAATGCGCGCCAACTGCGTCCAATGCGTCTTACTCCGTCGCATGGGAAATGCCGCAAGGCGAAGCAGCCAAACTACATGCAGAATTAAAAACGCATTACGAAAGCTGCAATCGTAAGGAATCATTCGCCAAAA